AAATATGGAATTTATGCTTGAAGACTGTGTAAAATTAAAGTCAAGCGACTCAGACCCAAAAAGCACTATGCCTTGGGTAGCAATGGGGGTTTCAGATATCGCCTGAACACCGAACATTAGCCTGCAATTTCCATTAATGTAATTGTTGACGTGCCGCCAATAATGTAAGCACCATTGTCAGTTCGATACGGTGCGTTAATTGTAAACTCAGTAGAATTGTTTGTTGTTGAAAACTGCACCTTATAAGTCAAAGCAGATGTACTTGCAGGACTATCTAAGAAGTTATGAGAAGCAGTCATTGTTTTGAAACTGAAATTATCATTATCACCACCGACCGCAATAGTCGCGGCTATTTGGTTTCCTGTAGGATAAGTGCTTTCAGTTATCTTTGACGAACCTCTTAAAATATCAAATGCACCATAAAAATTCGTATTGCCCCCAAAGTTAATATTAGTCAAAACTAATATTTTACTTGATGTACTGGTTGGCGTAATGGATACACTTAACCCTGTAATATCTGAAGGTGTTGCGCTTGTTGTAGATTGCTTGTCTGTTTTAGTTGCGGTTTTTATCTGCAACACACTACCGCTAGGCAAGTCCGCCGCCGCAAGAGACAGCTTTGAGGACGGCACTGTGGTGCTTGTTCCCATCAAGTTAGCAAGTATTCTAGCGTTACTCATAGCTTACTCCGGCTTCACAGGCCAGACAACAGTGTCTAGCGATTGGTAGGTGTCGGTGATGTCGCGCAGTGCCTGACGGTAAGCTGTACGTTCTGCGGACATGGTAAGGTCGGATGATGCCCACCAATCTGTTTCTGCAATACGCTTGTTACGCTCCTCCCGCAGTAGCTTCATAGGCTCTGCCGCGTTCAAGTCACCTAATGCAATCTTAACCGTGCCCCAAGAGATGCTGCCCCAATCATCTGGGTCATCGGATAGGATAGCTGAACCGCTGTCATCGGTGCCAGTGACAATGCGAAAAGCCGCGTTGAAGCTGATGGCGTCTGTCGGCTCTTCGCTATACAGAACCCACTGAGCGTCCGCGTCTACTACTTTGATTGCGTCTGATACTGATGCCATGTTTTTAACCTATCAGCTTTGCTGAAAATAAAGTTGCGCCTTCGTGGTCATCAGTATGGTGGGATGCATAACCATTATGCCACCCTATTGCAACTTGTTCGCCAGCATTTAATTCCAAAAACCCATGATAAGCAAGAGTATACCAAGAGTAATCGTTTAATGTCCAAACTCTGTATATTTCTTCACCAGATGTTCCAGCGGCATCTAATTTAACAACAATTAAAGCACGATAGTTTGTTGATGTCGCTTGACCACTCATGGCTGTAATTTCATAAATTCCATTAACTGGAGCCACTAATCTTCCATTACTAAGAAGATTGCCTCTATCAACTTCTGTTACATCCCAACTACTAATATAAGTTGTAGAAGATTCATCTGAAGTATTACTTAATGAAAGACCAGAAATCGTAGATGCGTTTTCTCTACCTCTAACAGAAAACATGGGTTGGTTAGAGCCATACAATAGTTTTTGACCGGGAGTAACGTCACCACTGCTATCAATCGTTAGCGCGGTGTTCGAGTTTGTCGGGTCTTGAATCTCGGAGACTTTTAATATGCTGGTCATCCGCCAATCTCCATAACAGTTAAATGAGCAGTGGGTGCGGTATAGCCAGTATATGTGGGATTAAACGATACTGTAGTAGAGGAGCCTTGTGTTAAATACTGGATTTTATATGTTACGGCAGATGTTGTCGCAGGAGAATCTAAGTGAGAAAAACTCCCAACACCGAACACGCCGCCAGAATTTGAATAAGAATCTCCCCTATAGAAAAGAGATGTAGACCCCCTAACAAGTTGAGTAATCATTCCGTTTGAACTGTTGTTACTACCTTTTCCATAATCAGCCATTACTAAGATTTTTGAAGAGGAGCTAGTGGGTGTTATTGTAACGGATAGCCCTGTATCTACAAAAGATGTTGAATTAGTGGTTGGTGTTGAAGTGATTTTAGATTGAACAACCTGCAACACATGACCCGGAATATATATCCCGTTGCCGCTGGTCTTTTCATTTATTGTATCTACAAATAATGTTGACATGTTTTTAACCTACAACAACTTTGTTATTTTAACTTGTGAATATACATTATTGCCCGTACTGCTTACACCTAAAGCAACTCCTAAACCGTTAGAAACTTTAGCAGTAGAAATATAGTGACGCAGTTTATAAGTAGTATTTCCAGTAATAGAAACTCTTCCACATCCAGAAGCAACAGTAGCCACATAAGTGCTTTGTTGAGCATATACACTTATACTGTTTGCAATAGCAGTTGAATTAGTCACATCATAAAGTTGTGCTTTGTTCTGTGCAGACATGTAACTAGGGCATGAAAATTCAATAATGTAAGTACCTGCCCCCAGTGTAAATTGATTAGAAGATATAGAAACAATATTGTCTGGGTCAAAAGATTCTGTGTTTAAGTCTCTGTCATTCCAGCCAGCCGAAGAATCACCACCATCCGCATTATGAGCTTTTTCATCAGATATAAGTGCTACAGAAAAACCATGAACATCTATCTTTGCAGCAGTTCCTGATGCTGTTTTTATCTCATCTACATTTATTATAGAAGCCATGCCTGCCTCACAGTATCGTCAGATTACCGTTTACGGTAATGCTGGTTGAAGTATCAATAGTCAGCGGCCCAATCGCCAATGCGTTCTTAGCGGAGCCAATGGTTGTGTTCTGGTCTACCGTCTGGTCGTTGGTTCTAAACACCGCCGTATCTACCGTAGTATTCGTGGTCTGGAAGGACGTCGCGGTTATCTCGCCTGCAAACGTGCCGCCAGAAGACTTACTTACTGTATCAGTTACGGTAAACGCACGATAGGCTCTTATTACTAGCTCGTCACTTACCGCAGCGCCAGACCCCAAAGTTATTGTATCGCCGTTGCTGGTAGTAAAATCTGTGGTGTCTAGATGCACACCATTAAGATACACATCTACATCATTGCCAGAGAAAGACAGTATGGCACCGTTGGCATCCGCACCTGTAAACGCGGTCTGGCTAGCGGTGGCAGTGTACTTAAACAGTGCCATCGCGTAACTGAGAGGCTGGTCTATGGCGCGACCGAAGAAGCGCACCTGTATTACATCGCCGTTAGCTGGCGGGGCTGAGAAAGTCAGGGTGGTGCCTTGCGCTGTATATGCCTTGCCGATACCCGGTTCTTGGACCACGTTACCAATGACAACCATAATGGCTTCGCCGCTAACAACATTCTGCGTCAGGGTGAACGCGGTGCTTGAACCATCACCTGTAAAGGTCTGAAAGGTAATGTCACCTACATTTGGGTCAACACCTAAATAAGCCATTATGCTAAATCTCCCCACACCTGCGAATAGTGACCCGATGCATCAGTATAAGTAGTTGTGTTATACCTAACAGCGTAATGATTAAATTGAGTGGTTGTTGGCGAATAACTTGTTGAAGAGGTAACATAACAGTAATTACCTGCAAAACCGTTATAAGAATAGCTGTTGTTACCCATTGCGTTTGTCATTACAACTTGAAACACCCCAGACCCGCCATCGCTTATCGAACTTATATTTAATGAATCGCGAACAGAATTTGATGACGTTGCATCAAAATTAACCCACGCCTTCGCACTACCGTTAATCACATAGGTAGTATCTACAGACTCGGTGCCTGCATTGTTAGCCAGCGTTGTTAGTCTCAGTTCGCTTGCCATTATGCGAGGTCTCCTATAATCACGGCTCCACCAAAACCATCAACCCAGCCTGCCGTTCCATCATAGATTGAATAATCACAACTCGCCGTTCCATAACGCGGTGGAGAAACCCAGTATTTTGATTTAGCCCAATCATTTGCAGAATTACCACATTGATTAGCTACTGACCAAGTAGAATTAGCCATGTTTGCCGTAAAAATTGCTTTGCTTTGACCTACCGCTGAATCTGTTACAGAAGAACAATTAAAGCTGTCTAGAAGGCTCGTTGTTCCGACTTGATTTATGTCAAACCAAGCCTTCGCCACCCCCTGCTGTAACTGCATCGTAGCAGAACCGCCTTCACTGGTAATCGTAATGTTGCCAGCCGCTGTGTTACCTCTTAGGTCATCTACTTTTAGAACACTAGCCATTATGCGAGGTCTCCCTGAACTTGGCTGTATGTCCTGAACATGTCCGACACACCAAAACTACTGCTCCAGTTATTATGTATATAACTTCCTGTTCCTGTAGTCTCAAATCCAGTGATTCCGGGGCTGTTGTTGTTTTCAAGCCTTTCAGTTCCGTCCACAAGATTGTATTCAGAATTGTTCATTGAATTAGTAAAAGACATTGTGTAGTCACCAGTACCATTATCAACAACACCAGACATGTTGAGACTGTCCATAATGGCATTTGTACTTGTACCTTTGTAAGTAATCCACGCCTTCGCAGCACTCTGCTTAGTCAGCGTAACAGGTGACGTACCATTCTTTGCCGCAATCTCATCTACATCCAGCTTCGATGCCATTAGACAATACTCCAGTAGCCGTTAACGGTTACGGTTGCGTTCTGCGTAATCGGCCCTGCCGATACGCCATTCTGGTCAGCATCAATAGTAAAGTCCGTAGATATCGTGTTGCCGTTACGGCGCACGATATTCTCGTCCTTTGACTCTTCTTGGTTATTAACAAGGTTTGGATGTAATTTACTTAGAGCCATTGCCCTTCTCCATTAAGCAGAGAAGGGGCTGTCACCCAAAGTAGAAGAATCCCAAGCGGCCTTTAGTTCAGAAATGCTAGTTGCATTATCAATTCCAGAAGCAGCGGTGGCATCACGAAGAGCGTTTTTCTTTGCCACTGATGCAGACTTTGCAGTAGCATCTTCTGCTTCTAGAGCTTTCATGTATGTCACATCTTCTGCTTCTAACAGAGGGCCACGCACTTCACGGATTTTATCCTTGAAGATTTCCTTTGCCTTATCCATGTCTTCAGAAATTACTGAGCCATTTAGTGCCCACGCGCCGCGAAAATCACGGTTTGCTGGCACGGTTGCTGACGCAGCATCAATTTGATTACCGTCTTTGTCAACAATATATGTAGTTACAGCCATTATTTACTCCTATGCTGCTATTTCATTTGAAATGCGCCATGCATTTCGCCATTCCCGCGACTGCGGTAATTGCTCCTTACGGCATATTACCATCTTTGGACGGTTGCCGCTATCCCAATCCTGCCATACGCTTTGTGGGCAGTCCTTGAGAATGAGATATTCGATAGCTTCCTTTTCTGACATCGCTGGCATAGGCTCAGTCTGATGCAACAGGTAGCCACGAGTATGCTTCTTAAAACCTTCTTCAGCCTCGTCTTTGGCAAGTTCGTGGTATACCCAGACCGGGGGCAGGATACCACCTTGTAGTGCTGCCGCCATCCAGTTCGGGTCTGGCACAAGTATCTTAGCGCACTCATCTACGCTATCTTCGTACACTACACGGTAGTCTGACTGATAGCCTTCAAGGTTTTCTTTCGCCCAGCACAGTCTGTCCCATAGCTTTGTGCCTTTAAACTCAGGTGTTTTCATTATGCTAGGTCTCCGTGTGCATTTCCTAATTCCATATCAATATCAGTGGCGGTGCCAGAGCCGTAGTTACAAAACCCTAACTCAGAAGTTGTGTAAACTGGCGTATAGCTGTTAGAAATTCCTGCCCCCATAATCTGCGCCATGTGAAATGCGTTATTCCAATCAGTGTCGGTCGTGCCATGATTTCCTACAGGTGTGTAGTCTGTAGCATTAAAATTACCAGTAAAAGCAACTTTATAATCTCCAGTACCTTTATCAGTAGC